TACTAATTCAGGATAATGACTATACCCTTGATGGGGGTACGTCCAACCTTTTGAGGAAAGACCCAACCAGTGGTAAGATCCCTACCCTCGGGTAGCAATGATATCTGGACATCAACAAAACATAAACCAATGAAAATACAATTTACTATATTAACATGGTTAACATTCTGGTTTTATCCTAATGTTGGAAACCGTGCCGCTGCCATAGATGAACTTTTAAATAAAGTTAATTTATGGACAGAGTCCAAAGGAGAGCTTTGGGTGATAAATCACCTTAAAGAAATCCGATTACTTTACACAAGACACCAATGTGGTGACCCTGTAAAATTATCTCCAAGAATTATAGGAATAAGAAAAGATGGATTACCGAAAGGTTTTCCAATTCTTAATCAAATATATCTTGAGAATAAAAAAGGTTTTAGTTTTACTTTAACCTTACTATCTATCAGTCGAACAATCGCAGCATGGAAAACTCCAGATCTTAGTACAATAACTAAACCTTATACAGGTATTAGTGATGTATCAGGATATGAAGAACGTATATTAAAAATCTGTAAAGATTATAATATCCGGCCATATAGTTACGAATGGACTAATGATAAACATTATTATTCGATCAAAGCTGGTCCAAATGGATTAGCAACTTGGTCTGCACCTTGGGATGCTATAAAAAATGCTAGTAAAATACTACCATTTATTAGAACATTTTCAAATGACTTAGGAAACCAATTAGAGTTATGGTCTACCTATAGTGAAAGCCTTAAAAAAGTTTTCATTAAAGCAGAAAATAAAACTGACGATTTACTGCGGAAATTATCAATTATAAAAGATCCAGAAGGAAAATCGCGTATTATTGCGATTTTCGATTATTGGTCACAAACGATTTTAAAAGTTGTACATGATAAATGTTTCAACTTATTAAATCATTTTGAACAAGATCGAACCTTCACACAAGATCCACATGTGGATTTTGCAGGGCCCTTTTATAGTTTTGATCTTTCTGCAGCAACCGATAGATTCCCTATATCATTTCAAATGATTCTAGTTAAACATCTTTTAGGTGAAGAAAGAGCATCAGCATGGCAATCAATATTAATTGATAATGAATTCTATGCCCCATTTGAAAATCGTTTCGTAAAATACGAAACCGGTCAACCGATGGGAGCTTATAGTTCATGGGCTGTCTTCTCATTATGCCATCACATCATAGTGCAAATTGCAGCTATGGAGATTGGTCAGTATCCCACTAAGAATTATATATTACTTGGTGACGATATCGTAATTGGAGGAACAGCCTTGGCTAACGCCTATCAACGACACATTGAGCTACTTGGAGTAGAAATCAGCAATCACAAAACTCATACGAGTATCAATACGTATGAATTTGCGAAACGCTGGATCAAAGATGGTCGTGAAGTGAGTGGTATACAAGTTTCTGCTTTTATGCAGGCATATAACAATTATGCACTTATGTATCAAACACTGCGACAGTATCTTGATAGAGGGTTTATTCCTTCTAATTTTGCTCCATTATCTGAGTTAATCTTTCACTTTAATGTATTAAATGGAATGCCTTTAAGAAAAGCATTCAATATTAATAATCAAGTTCAGAAATTACACGCTTTAGTTCGATGGATCCACTACGATGATATGACGCCAATAAGAAACTTATTAGCTAACATATTACCAAGTGAAGCACCAGTTCCCATAGATGGAAGTCCACATCTTATACCTTATTTAAGTATGAGATTGGAATCCGTTCTAGCAGGACAACATGCAAAACTTTTAAAAGCAATTGATGGAATTA